CAAGCTCTCTTTTTGTGATATCCCCTGAGGGTGACGGTACATTTGGCTGTCTCATGATAATGGTTGAAATGTTTTGGTAAAGTTCATAAACTTTTCTGTTAATTTACCTCCAGCTAATTTATGAGAACCACCTCCTTCGCATAAATTTACAGCTATCACAGAAAGATCTGCTTTACATTTAGGATTTTTTCTAAACGATACTAAATGTCTATCTAAATTTACCATTATTGCAATATCAGCATCATACTTATTGACTAAATAATGACCTACTTCATTAATATGCGAACTTACAAATGTTGATATAATTTTATAATCTTTTACGTTACCTACAAATTTTGGGTTATTTAATTGTTCGGCAAACTTCTTAAAAAATAACTTAATTGAATTTTTTTCATGTATATTATACTCATGCAATCCATCTTTAAAAGATGTAATAAACTTCTCCCACTTTGGTTTATTGTATGTATAGTAAATAGCATTTAATCTTGCTGGCTCTAATTCATTAGGAAAGTCAAATGACCAACAATCATATTGATCAATTAAATTAATTAGCTCTTCTAATTTACTATTTAAATTAAGTTTAGACTTAAACTTATCAGCAATTAGCTTTGTACATGAGCTATATTCCGTTACTACTGATTTTGCCTTTGTATATTTTGAGGCGAAAGGCACATGTAATTCGTGATGATCAATAACAACAACATTATCCCTATTGATTGCTTCTGCTTGTTCTTCATTTAAACAGAGATCGCAAACAAATATCTTATCAAAATGATCTAATGTATTCCATCGACTTTTAAATTCGTTGAGAATAGTTGCTTCAGTTGTCTCTACAGTAATTACATCATGACCTTCATACAACCTGTTTAGTAGTAACGCGGACCCCGCACCATCAAGGTCTGTATCTGTGAAGATAATTATGTGCACATACTTATTTACTGTACAGTTCTCGAAAGTCCAGCCAATGTATTAAGCATTGAATCATCTTCCTCTAAATCAATATCGTCTGCTTGCTCAATAGTTAGAGTAGAGTAATCGATACGCATCGGCTGCGTCATTCCTCGTGGACCATAACGGTTCTTCATCATACCCAATCTAATGATACCTAAATCCCGATCCTCATCGTTCTGGAAAATAGACATAATAACATCTGCAGTAGCAGCCAAGCCTATAGATTCTGAAATAGTAGCTAAGTCAGGATTATCCTGATCGAACCCAGCGCGATTTAACTGAGTAGCACTAATAATAGGACAATTGAACACATAACTAATAGCTCTTACCTGCTCAGTTACATTCTTAATACGCTCATAGGAGTTATTACCGATAGGGCTATGAATTAGGTTAAGATAATCAATAACAATAGCATCTAATTTAATACCTTGATCAGTAAACTTTTTAGCAAACGCCTTAATAGTATTAGGAGTAATAGTAGATGGTGGAAATTCCTTGATATAAATATTACCAGACGATTCAGTAATAGCTGCTCTTAATGACGAGCCATTAACCGCCATCTCTTTCATAGGTATCTTAGAAATATTAGTACAGATACGTCTTGCATAAAGTAGCTCAGACATCTCTAACGTAATTAACAATACATTTTTACCCTGCTTAGCAATATTAGATGCTATATTACCTAAAAATATCGATTTACCAATATTAGTTTCACCAGCAAAAACATATAGTGATTTACCAGCCTGTAAGAAACCTCCATCTAACGCATCATCTAACCATTCCCAAGTAGAGGGAATTTTATCTTCAACAGTAGTTAGGTCTGCAATAATGTCATCAATATTTGACTTAACTCCAAGACCTAAATCAGTTACTAAGCTAATGTTACAACTCTTCTCAAACTTATCTAAGATAACAGATGTATCAACATCCCCAGCAGAAATATCTTCTGCAGCTTTAAGCATCGTATGATATACTGCTTTCTCTTTTAAGAACTGCTCAGTATTTTCTATCAGCTCATCCTTATTAATATTCTTATCAATCTCAGAAAAAGAAGTAACTAGTCGTTTGAACGAATCTTTCTGCTCATCGGTTACTAAATATTGCTTAATCTCAGTTGTAGTTGGTAGCTGATTACGCTTATCATTAAAGTCCTTAATGATAGTAAAAACACTAGCAATGTCTTTACTCTTAAAGTACTCTGGTTGTACGATATCAGCTATAGTCGACAAATAGCCGCTATCCGTTAACGCATTATACATTAATACGTTTTCAAAATAGTCGAGATTTAGCTTACCCATCCCACTTATAATAATAAACTACTTTGAAGAATCAACTATATCTGCACAGTTTTACCAACATACTTTTTATACTTATCTAAAAACCATGTTTGACCATCTGTCCAATCTTTTGTGAACTCTCTTAGCCCAGGTGATGCATGAGTAACATACGCATCAATAACACCACATTTAAACCCAGCTAATGACGCATCAAGTGTATATGATAAGTCGTAAAAATGAAACCCAGCTGGACATGTCTCGTCAAACCTAATTTTCTTAAATGCTTTGCGAGAGATAGCGAGAAACACACCATCCATTATTACTGATTGATGAGGATAGGACCCAAAAGCTGTCATAGACTTTTGAGTGCCATGTAAATGAGCAACAGCTCCATGTAAATGACTACTACCAAAACCACCACCCATTAAATGCCATAGAGTGGGTTGTTGTACTTTAATTTGCGATGCACCAGCTACTCCCAACACATCATAATTCTTAAAATGATCTTTTAGTTTATCATAATCAAAATTTTCTAGAATTATATCATCATGACATAAAATAATATGATCAACGTTTTCCTTTATTGCAAAATCAATAGCCTTATTATAAACCTGCTGTAGTGGTTTTGTATTATGCTCTTTAAAAAACACTTCTGTGTCATCATCTTTTGTTTGCCAAAGAAGAGTGTCTTCCTTTTTACCCTTAGTTGCGACACATATAAATAATTTATTATTCATCTTAAATAAATAGAAAGGGTGAGTCGTGTTTAAAGTTTCCAACCTTGTTAAACCTCAACGTCCTTTTATCTAAACGTCTAATTTCACCTTCTTTTAACTCTTTATAACCTTTACCAGGCATAGTTGAATAGCAGCCTTTATTATTATAATTTAATATTGAACCCACACGAGCAATATATAACTCATTAGTATCACAATCAATAATAGATAATGCAAATGATCCGGATAACTCTTCTAACGTTTGCCTGATGTAACTTACAGGATTAGTAGAGTTACCTCGACTTTCTTCCATAAACTTCTGCAATAAATTTGCTATTATAGATGTATCTACCGGATTCTCAATAAACGGTAAGTGCTTTTTACGTATATCGCGATCGTTAGTAATGACCCCATTATGAAACACCATCCATGACATAGTATCAAATGGATGTGATGTTTCATATGACCACTCTCTCATAGCCGAAGTAGGAGCTTGCACATGACCGCAATTGTATTTTGCTTGCTTGGAGCCTTTAACTACATTAAAGTCAATCTCTCCCTCCTTTTTGTATATAAATTGGTCGTCGTACGTTAGTTGTACGTAGCTGCTAGCAAAAGTCCCACGATCTTGATTAGCGGCATACAATACCTCTAACATAGATTTTTCAGGAGCTCCAAAAATCGCGCACATTATACTATAATTTAATCCAACTCTATAGTTTTTCCAGTTGAATATCCATTTCTTTGCGGATGCGCGCTGTTAGTTCCTTACTCTCTTCCATTTTACCATAATAAAGTCTAAACTCGCGAGGTATTCTCCAGAAGAAGTCCATTACACCAGTAACTTCATGATAAGCGAATGTATAGTGCGGGTATTGCACTCCATCAACTTCAATCCAACGCTTACGTCTTTTCTTCTTCTTTTCAATACCCAATTTCTTTAGAGTATTCTTACCAAGACCCCGCACTTTAAAAAGATCCTCACTACTACGATACGGTCGCATACCAACAATGTTTCTTGCGGTTAACTTACCAACTCCTGGTAGAGCTCGTAGCTCTTTATCATTCATATTATTGAAATCCTTGTAACTCAGCTTCATATTCTATATTAATTATAACTAAGTTCCTTTTATTTGCAATTTTTTAATGTATTTTACACTAGTGTTAATAAATAATATCAATGAGCTCGTTCGATAACTTCTACACCAGGTTACAATCTTTAAATGAAGCAAGAAAATCTCCTGTGGAGGCTTTAGTACCTGGTGCTACCGGTGTTACTAAGCAAATGCGATCAGCAGGGTTAAGTTCTGCACCATTAGATACCATAAGATTTATCAGAGAGTTATTATTTAACCTAGATGTTATTTCTGAAGAGGAGTTAAATGTTGTTAAGATGGGTAAAGGCTTTACAGGTAAAAAGCAAGCCATGCTTAAAGTACTACAAGATAACCAAGATGCAATTAACGCTAAATCAGATGAAATTGCACAGACAATTGAAAGTACTTTAGATGATTTTATTTCTGGTATGGGTGCTAACCGTTCCCGTGAAGAAAAATACGCAGCACAGGCAGCTGCTCAAGAGTTAGCCGCACAAGCACGTGCTGCTAAATCTGGTAAAGAGATGGATGATGCCTTAGCGGATGTTATCTCTGATGAAAAGCTTATTATTAAAGCATCACTTGCTAAGGCTATTCAAGAATTAGAAGACCTTCCTGGTGGTGAGGATATTTCACCAGACGTTCTTAGTGAGATTAAGAAGTTTGCTCCAAAAATTAATACTATCGAGCAACTCGAATCGTTTGTTAAGCAACTTAGTGCAATGGAAGAATATCAATTGCCAGCTGCTTACCTTTCCAGTACTGTTAAGGCAATCAAAGGTGGTATGGAGGATATCGAAATGGAAGATCAAGAAGATCCAGATCATGGATTTGACGCAACAAAATCAGATCTTGACAACGATGGTAAGATTTCCAAGTATGAGCGTAAGAGGGGTGAAGCTATTGCTTCTTCAATGAGTAAAGAAGATAATGAAGGTAGCGTAAAGCGTGAAGTACTTGACGCTTGTAAAGCTGCTGCTGGTGATTTTGCTCATAAGAATTCTGGTATGGCTTTCGGTTGTAAACAAATGCTTGATCAGTATACTAAAGCTGGTGATACAGAAAGAGCTAGTATTGCTAAATCTTTACATGATCATTTTTCTGGGCAAGCTAAACATTTTGATGAAAATGGAGAAGATCCTGATATTGAGGCATTGGCTCAGGTTGAAGTAGAAGAACTTGGCGATGGTGAATTACCTAAGGATTACCATGAAGATGCTGAGCAAGAGATTAAGGTAGGGTCAATGCTTACAACTAACTACAATGAAGTGGTTCATGTTGACAAGATAGATACTGAATCTGATATGAAGGGTAGACCAATCTACTACTGTACAGATAAAGACGGTGGTGAGCATGTTCTTTATCCGGAAGAAGTCCTCGCTGTATCACCAGAAGATGCAGAGGGAGATCCAGAATTCGAAGCTGCCTTAACAGCAGCGGATGACATTCATGGTGGAAATCCTGGCTCAGGTTATGAAGAGTATAAGAAGATGATCGAGGCCAAACTTGGTCGTCCTTGTACACCTGATGAGTGTGACGATATCAAGATTAAGATAGATCACCATAGTTTCAGAGATGAAGAAGCTGACATGAAACAAGTCGCCGAAAGTAAGTACACAACTGCTGATTACCTGACTGATATCTATTCATCAGTTGAGCCTATTGTAGCGACCACTATGAACGAAAATGGTCAAACAACTCCTACTCGTCAATATCTTGTTGAAAACTACGAAGCAGCTATTGAAGACGCTTATACATCACAATATTTAACTGAACAAAAAACTCAGGACGCTTTACCTAAACAAAAGAAGGAAAACAATCTTAGCTTTAAAGAGCGTTTCCAGCCTAAGACTCACTGGCAACTTGAAGAAGTTCGTCGCTACGGTCTTTAGAGCTTCTTACAGCCTTTAGATAAGTATAGCTCGTTCAACTTAGATTGCTGTACATATTGAATAGGGTCTTGATACCCGGCATCAACGAAGCCCTTTACCCTCATACTAGAGGATGGAGTTGTAGCATCTGCTAATCCGTCTTTCCTATTAGAGTAACACGTCCAAGTATTACTAAAGTCGACACCTAGCCTTACTCCTTCTTCAACGATAGCTTCTTTACTCATTGTAAGTAACGGGGCTTCAATATTGATACGATGCTCTCGGTTAAGAGCAATCAATGAATTCATAGAGTCGACAAACTCATTGGAACCATCCCAATAACCAGCAAGGCTATCGACTTCAGCTGCACCATACCATACAGTATCAGCACCTTTAGCCTCAGCATAAGCACAACCAATAGTATTAAACAACTGATTACGAAATGGGACATAACTTACAGGTTGAGCATCACCAGCCATCTTACTAATATCTGGATTGTCAATATCTTCATTAGTAAGAGATGAGGTAGGAGCTAGGTGCTTAATGAATCCAACATCAGCTATATAATGAGTTACTACTAAATCTGAGACTTTAGCCTTTACCGCTTCTATCTGACTCGATACACACTTTAATTCACGCTTATGACGTTGACCATAATCATATGAGATAAGATGAATCTCTTTAAATCCTCTATCTACTGCCATATGTAGTAGGACTACTGAGTCCATACCACCTGATATGCTTAATACTAATTTACTCATTTTTATCTAAGGAATCTTTTAGGATTTCATTCTCTTCTTTAGGAACTATTACCTCTTCTTCTACCTCATCTGGTACTTCACCTTCTTCACCACCACTATAAGCCCACTCTGTCTTAATCTTTTCCTCTAGTACAGGTAGTATAGTGTTCTCCCAGAGGTCAACATCCTTGCGGAAGTTCTTATAGTAACCAATCTTCTTACCACATGGTAGGGTATAGGTAGAACCAGTTTGAATAACAGCACCTACCCCTACAGCAAGGTCAAGAAGTCCATAATAACGGTCAAGTCCAGTATGAAACGAAAGGAACATTTCACCTTGAAGGTATTGCTTAATGAAACGATTCTTACGAGTCAATGCTCTAATAAGAACACCTGCATAATTCTTCTGACCTACTGCAGTTTCAGCATCCATAGTCTTACCACCATCACTCTTCATAGGCTTACGAGCCAACTGAACAGTTACTGAAGGTAAATACACGATCGACTTACCACCAGGCATATGCTTCTCAATAGAAGGAAACATAGCAGCCGGATCATCATAAACATGGTTAGTACATAAGATAGTAGTCTGTGTAGTAGCACCTAAGTTAGTACAAGTCTGCATAAGAGACTTCATAGCGCGTGCTTTACTACCCATATCAGAAGAAGTACTCTCTTTACCCATACGACTATGCTCGAGTTCTGATTGAAGATTACCAAGCGAGTCGATAGCTACAATAAACTTACCTTCTAGACCCTTTTCCTTAACTGAAGTAAGGAACTTATACAACGCGTTACGAGTCTGCTCGATAGTAACACATGGCACATACTTCACTTTACTAATATCAAGCCCAATACGCTCTGCACCTTCAGGGTCAACAGCGTTCTCTGTATCAAAGATAACTGGAATTAAACCTTCTTTCTGAGCATTAGCTAAAATCTTAAGAACAAACAATGTCTTACCTGTCATAGACTCACCACCGAGCATTGTTACTCGACCCTTAGGGATACCTCCATGAATAGAACCTGATACAATAGCATTAAGAACATAACTTCCAGTATCAATCCAACCACCTACTCTACTTAAAGTACTATCTTCAAGGTAAGTAGCAAAGGGGTTAACTTTATCGATTGAATCTAACGCTGCTAGCGTATCTTTATCAAAATCACTCATATACTGATTATATGAACCGAATTACATTAATCAACCGGTGGTTTACTAATAAGTCTATATCTCAGAATAGCGCACATAATAAAGATGGAGAATGCGCCGCCGATAAGACAATTGAATACGAGAGCTATTTTAAATCCAATATAAAATTGATACATAAACAAGCATATATATCCAATTGTTGTAAGAACAAACATGTTCAAAGACAAGTCATCTACTCTCTTTGTGCGGACAACTTTTATTAACTGAGGTACATAACTGGATACAAAAATTAAAGAGTAGCAGTAACCTGCCCAGTAGCCAATAGATTCTAATATTTCCATTTTTTAATATTAATCAACTTTATCTAACTGTGCTTTAATAAGTTCCTTATCAGCATCACCTTTAAAGATTGTTTTATAGCCAGCTTGTTGGAAAGCACCTCTAAGAATTATCTTAGTGCCTTGATCAGATTTTTGAATTTTAAACGGGTAAAAATTACTTTTGTCTCCGTATTTCTTAACTGAACTCTCTACAAACTCGCTAATATATGTCTTAATATCTTCACCATCCGTAAAAGGTTTATGCGTCTTAATACTAATAGCTGCGATTGCGAGCTGCTTACCTGAATCCTCAGCAATTAACATACAGCAAGGGGTAGGCATATATTGTGTATATCCAAGTTCATTACAAACCTCTAATAGCACATCATAGAGCTCACTATCTTTTAATTTTATACTCATAATTAAAAAACTACCGACTAATCGGTAGTTAATTTGGCTCGGGTACTTGGATTCGAACCAAGGACCTAGTGGTTAACAGCCACCCGCTCTGCCGCTGAGCTATACCCGATCAAGTTTAGTTAGCTTCCTTACCATCATCACCAAATAGCTTAATCACCTCAGGCTCTTCTGTAGCTGGTGGTGCCGCAGGTGCTGGGTTATTAATAGCACTATATTGCGCTTTAATCTGATCAGTAAGAGAGACATTTGATGTAGCAATAGCCGACTTATAAAACGTCCAATCATTTTTCGTCCTATCCCCTTCAATAAACTCCATAAAGAGATAGGGGAAAGTTTGTACTTGAAGTTGCCCTGACTGTTGGTCAGGTTGTACATGTACAATAACTGGATTATTTAAAGTAATGGTTTCGTCTGTTTGAGCAGTTTCAACTCCAATAACGACACGTCCAACTTGATCAACAATAGTAGTAATTTCTTCACTCATACATCGCTATTATAACCTACACTCGGCAAGTATCAACTGTGGATTAATATTTTTTTTAAAGTAAATAATGTATATGCTTAACCCTTTAACAGGTAAGACTATTTTTGTTCAAATAGCTTCTTTTAGAGATAGTCAATTACTACCGACTTTAAAAGATATGCTTAATAAAGCAGACGAGCCGGAAAATCTTAAAATATGTATCTGTTGGCAACATTCCGAAGAAGACGAGTGGGATAATTTAGATGAATATATAGACGATAGCAGATTTATTATCGTCGATGTTAAAGCAGAAGAATCTAAAGGAGTTTGTTGGGCTCGACATCTTATACAACAGAAATATAATAACGAAGATTTTACTCTCCAACTAGACTCTCATCATAGATTTGAGCGGCATTGGGATACAGAATTAAAAAACGAGATTTTACAACTCCAACTACATGGTTATAAAAAGCCTCTACTTACTGGATATATTACATCTTTTCATCCATCCTTACCTAAAGCCGAATGGGGTAAGGATCCTTGGCAAATGGTGTTTGATAGATTTACACCAGATGGTGTTGTATTTTTTAAACCATCTGTTGTACCAGACTGGGAAAAGCGAACAATGCCAATTAAAGGTAGATTTTACTCAGCACATTTTGCATTTACAGTGGGACAGTTTTGTAAAGAGGTTCCTCATGATCCAAGATATTATTTTCATGGAGAAGAAATAACAATTGGAGTAAGGGCATTTACGCATGGATATGATATTTTTCACCCTCACCGTATAGTGGCTTACCATGAATTTTCTCGAGACTATAGACCAGATAAGCATTGGGATACATATACAAAATGGGTAGAGCATAATGATGAAACGTACAGTCTTATGAGAGGTCTCTTAGGTATAGATGGAGAGAGTTGTAGTGATACGGAAAAATATGGTAAGTATGGGTTAGGTGACAAACGATCAATAGAGGATTGGCAGGCTTTTGCCGGTGTAAATTTTTCTAATCGAACTGTACAGCAAGAAACTATAGATGGTTGCATTCCACCAAATGACCCTGATGGTAATTGGAGCAAATTTTACAAGCACTGCCTTAATATTGATAAAAATAAAATATCACAAGATAATATTGAGTTTATAGTTGTAGCCCTTCATGATAAAGATGATAATACTTTATATAGAAAAGATATATCAGGGGAAGAGCTAAACACAATACTATCCAGAGATATTATTAATATATGGGTAGAGGGGGAAGTTGCTACTATACCTGAGTACTACGTTGTGTGGCCTTATTCAACCATTGATGGTTGGTGTGAAAGGCTTACTGGTAATTTATAAAACTATTGATAAGTATAATTATGAAAAATGCCTATATTAATAGTTCTATTTTTGTTCAAATAGCAGCTTATAGGGATAAGGAGCTACTTCCTACATTAAAAGATCTTCTATCCAAAGCTAGTAAACCAGATTTACTACATATTTGTATTTGTTGGCAACATTCTGTAGAAGACGAGTGGGATAATTTAGATGAATATATAGATGATAAAAGATTTACTATATTGGATATAAACTACAAAGACTCAAAGGGTGCTTGCTGGGCTAGGAATCTTATACAACAACATTATAATAAAGAAAAATTTACTCTTCAATTAGACTCACATCACCGGTTTGTTAAAAATTGGGATATTAAGCTTAAGAACATGTACGCAGGATTACAGCTTAATGGTTCTAAGAAACCTTTAATTACGGGTTATTTACCTGCTTATGATATAGATACTGGTAAGCCTATTGATCATGATCCATGGATGTTATCATATAATTATTTCGGTCATGATGGTCCGCTACATACTATTCCAGAAGCGATACCTAACTGGAAATCACTTGGAGGACCTGTACGTGGCAGATTTTACTCAGCTCATTTTGCTTTTACAGATGGTAAGTTTAGTGTGGATGTGCAACATGATCCGGAAATGTACTTTCATGGAGAAGAAATAACTATTGGAGTGAGGGCATTTACACATGGATATGATATATATCATTCGAATAAATTACTAGCATGGCATCATTATGGTAGAAAATCTGCTACAAAACATTGGGATGATAGTAAAACTTGGCAAAAAGATAATCTTAAATCATATAAACGAGTAAGAAAATTACTTGGTATTAATAATGAAAAGTTTAAGTCAGGGGAAAATAAATACGGATTTGGTAAAGTGCGATCTTTACAGGATTATGAAAAATATGCAGGGGTAAGATTTAGAGATCAAAAGCTTCAACGCTATACTCTTGATAGATTACATCCTCCAAATCCGGAATATACAAGTAAAAGTGAATATGATGATTCTTTTGTAAAGCAATTTAAGCATTGTATAGATTTAACCTATGATCAAGTACCATATGATGATTATATCTTCTGGGCAGTAGCTTTCTTTAATAAGGGTGGTGAAGAGGTCTTTAGACAGGACGCGAGCAAAGAAGAGATAGAAGCTCTCAAATCTGATCCTGATGGTTATTGCAAACTATGGAGGTGGTTTGAAACCGAAGAAGATATTGTTAAGTGGCGCGTCTGGCCAGAGAGTGAAGAGCATGGTTTTGCAGAACCCATAGAAGGTGAATTATGAATAATACGACTATAGTAACAGGCCTATGGGATATTAACCGAGCAAATAGACCTTTCGATACATATATGAAAGCTTTTGAACAACTGCTTTCTGTAGATAAAAATATGTTTTTATTTATACCTTCTGATTTGGAAGAGTTTGTATGGAAGCATAGATCTCGTGACAATACTGCGGTGAAAATTTTTAATCTTGAAGATTTAAAATTAATGTATGATCCGTTTTGGAATAAAACGCAAGAGATTAGGACATCAGAGTCTTGGAAGTTAGGAACCGGTGAACATGGTTGGTTGTGGGATTCACCACAGCTTAATTTAGAGTGGTATAATCCAATTGTACAATCTAAAATGTTTATGCTACATGATGTTACTATTTATAACCCTTTCGATACTGAATATTTTTATTGGATAGATGCTGGACTTACCCTTACTACTCCTGAAGGTCACTTGCGTGATGAACCAGTTATAGATAGATTACATGAGTATACTTCTGCAGAGGAATTTATGTTTTTATCTTTTCCATATAAACCTGCAGGTGAAATTCATGGATTTTTATACCCTGATATAAATAAATATGCCGGTGAAGATATACAATATGTATGCCGAGGAGGATTATTTGGAGGTCATAAGAAAGCTATATCCCAAGCTAATGGTGAATATTACTCGCTGTTAGAGCAAACTTTAGCAGATGGGTATATGGGTACAGAAGAGTCAATTTTTAGTATTATGGCTCATAGAGACCCTTATACATATCGAAGATTTAAACTTGAAGAGAGTGGATGGGTAGGTACATTTACTTTTGATGTTATTAACAACACAGCACAGCTGGTAGAAATTGATGGGGATGCTATTAAACAAAGGTATGAGTCGAAAAAATTAGTACCAAATAATGTTACTAAGTTAGTAAGTACAAATATTTACATGCTAACGTTTAATATGCCTGGTCAACTCACCCATACCATTAACACAATGAATCAAACAGATGGGTTAATGACTCACCCTTCTAAATTTATATTTGATAATTCAACTGATGAACAAGCGATACATGAAAATAAACTTATTGCCAAACAACATGGTTTTGAATATTTGCATTTAGGTAACAATACGGGTATCTGCGGAGGGAGGCAAGCAGTTGCAGAACATTTTCACGAATCAGATGCTGATTATATGCTGTTTTTTGAAGATGATATGACATTTAATACAACAGATCAGGAAGGTAAGTTTTGTAGAAATGGTTTTCGTAAATATATAGATAACATTTACGAAGTAATTCATAAAATTATGTATATTGAAGAGTTTGATTTTTTAAAACTTTCATTTACAGAAGTATATTTTGACAATGATAAGCAATGCTCGTGGTATAATGTACCACAATCGGTTAGAGAGACTTACTGGCCGAATTATTGTTCATTACCAGAGATAGGATTAGATCCAAATTGTCCTAAAACTAGTTTTGGAACTATAAACACCGTAGATGAAGTATCATATATTACCGGTGATATTTATTATGGTAATTGGCCTATGATAGTAAGTAAAGAAGGTAATAGAAAAATGTTTATAGATACAGTTTTTGAAAATCCATTTGAATCAACTTGGATGTCTCATATGTTTCAATTAACAAAAGAAGGTAAATTAAACCCTGCTATACTATTAGCGTCTCCTATTTGGCACGATCGTATTGAATATTACAAAGCTGAAGATCGTAGAGAAAATTAATATTAAACGTTAATTTTTTCAAGTTCTTCACGAGCCTTTTCCAAAGCTTCTTCTGATTGCTTTGATAGATATGTAGATTTACCACTAGCGTGTATTAACGCGCTGGACATATGAAGGATAGCGCGACGTGCAGCTTCAATTTGTGGTGAGCCAATTCGACCTTCACCAACATCTGTTCCTGACACAGCACCTTTAATTAACTTGAGGAAGTAAACAGTACTTGCTAGCTTACCCCTATTGTATGCTGGGTGTGCTTTTGGTGTATTATCATCTTCTGGTCTATCTAAATAACTTTCAGCCATACTACTATTTACTCTACTATGAGAATAAATCAAATAATTCGGTCTGAACATTTTCAGATGGTTTACGTATAGACCAGCCTACACTATCATAAAATCGAGCAATCGATTGGAAGAGAATTTTATCAAACATTTTCTCATAGTCAATCTTAAACAGGTCATTAAGCTCGTCAGGCCATTCATACTTGAACCCCATCGACGACAGGCCGTATTTATTGGGAGTCTCTATATACATGAAACGCACCTTATCCCCAGAGCTAATAGACTCGTATTTGTTTCCAGTCTCAAGCTTTTCAAGTATCTGATTATAGTAGTAAGCAGATTTAGCATGCACAGGCATACCCTTGACTGTTTGCCACTCACGGCATTGAACAGCATGCTTTTCATATCCCTTAATACCCATTACAAAAGCAATCTCTTCTGGTGATAGAGTCTTAAAAGTCTCATACGCTTCGTTGAATACTTTATTAGTCTTGGCTAGTGACTGAGTTGATAGCATAGTCTCAATAATACCCTTAGCGTACGGTTTGATAGCATTAGGCATTGTAGTACGAACAACCTCAACACCTGTATACTTGAACTTATTCTCCTTAATACCCTCATCATCAAGGATATGCATAACATACCGCTTCTTCTGTAAGAAGGTAGCAACATCAGCAATACACTCACGCTTGAATACAAAACGTGGATCGTCTGTTAACAAGGCTTTACGGGCCCATGCGGTAATGTCTTTATTAAGACAATCTTCAATCTCTTGAATCTTATCATACGTTTCCTGATGAATAAGGCCTTTCGATTCATCTTCCCAAAACTTAACACCATTTTTAATTAGAGGTGCAATAGAAATATAGGATGAGTCAGTATCATTATAAACAATACACTCTTCAAGATCATGCTCTGATATATTATCTACACCGACCTCATTACGAATAAAGTTCTTGAGACACTCATTAGAGTATTTGATAACCGCTTGACCAGTTAAGGTAACACTTGCAGCGATATCATCATCACCAATAGGAGCGTTCTTGTTACCCATATAACCATAACAAGAGTTAATCAAAATCTTAATGACCATTTGTTGGGTATTGAGGCGCTCGACTTCGTACTTAAGGTCGATATTGCCTGGGTCCTTTTTAAGCTTTTTAGTATTAGTAAAGAGTTTCTTCTTAATCTCAACCCGTTGATTGTAATAGTATTCAAGAAACTCAGGAATAATACCGCGTTTCTTCTGACTAAATAGGAAACCAGCTTTTGATAATGCACATTTTTCATCTTTAAGGAACTTTACGAAGTCTCTCTTACTTAATGTAAACAACCTACCTGAATTATGCTGAATAGTAATTTCTTTACCATCATTCTTCTCAACCTTACCAACTTTAGTTTCAGGTGAAGTATTAAGAGAGATCATCACGTTAGGGTATAGAGAGTTAGCATCAAAGGACACGATGTTCTCCTTGAAGCCTCGCTTAGGTTCAGCAACATATGCACCAGGATTCTTATGGTCCTTATTACCACTCCGCACAAAGGTAGAAATAACCTCACCACGCTTACGTGCACGTATAGTTAACGCTCCGTTAATAACACCAATCGTACCCATAGCACCTTCTAAAGTAGTTAAACCAACGTAAGACAGCATTCTCAGTAGAGGAATGTATTGAAGCTTCTCTTCCAGTTCAACTAGAAGGTTAACGTCCTGAACGTTGTAGTCAATAAACTTATTCCAGTCCTGATCAGCAAGTTCATGAAGGGCTAAGCCTTCATAATCAATCTTCTTCTGACCTAACTCAAGCTCACCAATAGCATCAAGCTTATATGACTCACGCAACTTAAGACAAAATCGTTTATACACATCAAGATAGTCAAGATTAGCAACACCATCGAAGTAGTAACGCTTTTGCTCGCGACCGAACGTACCTTTACGCATTCTAAAATAAACATTACGTAGAGGTGATAGGCGATCTACATACTCTTGACCTAAGATACGCTCCATTCTATTAACAATATAAGGAATATCAAATCCTTCAGAGTTCCAACCACTAATAACGTCAGGGTGCTGCTTCTCAATATACTTAAGGAAAGCTAAGAACATCTCACGTTCAGTTTTACAGTAATGGTAGATCATATCATCACGACCTTTACCCGTATATTCATGAATACCAAACGTATTAAACTTTTTACTAAAGTTATCCCATATAGTTATAACATTACAAACATGAGTAGGATCATCTACATCAGGAAAAGTATCAACAGAGTAAGTCTCAATATCGATAAAGCAATACTTGATAGGGTGACTATTAAACTCAGGCTTTTCGTTTTCCTCCCAATACATATCAAGAAGAAACTGCTGCGCTGGGGGTGAGTTCTCAAAGACACGCTTAACTCCAGAATCTTGAAGAAACTTATAGCGATTGTACCCAGTATTAAAGGAACGTTTCTTAACCTTAGTACCGAAAATAGAGGTCTTTTCCCCACGAGGGTCTTCCGTATAGAGATAAGGCTCGAAAGAGCACTCTCTACGAATACGATCACCAGTCTCGCTCCAACCAAATAAAGTAACCGTACCTTCGCGGCCGTTATAAACTACATTACGATACATCTAATATCATTATAGCGAAGTTCCTTAAGGGTTCCACTTCTTAAGGTACTTTCGTTCTGGTGACCCATATGGTGTTGTTAATGCTTCCATATGAGCGCCAATATTTTCTGGTTTTTCTAGAAAACGATCAACTCCTATTTCACGAAGCATTCCAATGTTACTGAAATACCGTTTACGATTTTTCCAGTTAACTATCCAATCAATCTTTTCTTCGAACTCTTCCGGAGTACTAAACTTCAGATCGTCCGGCGCTGTTG